ACCTAATCCTGCTTTTACCGATGAGATTGCATTTGACTGCGCCGTGTTTGCTAATGTTTGTGCTTGAGAAAATGTCGCCACTCCTGATAGATTCAACTTATCAGCGCTGATCGTGATCGCTTCTGCTGTTTGATTGATCGATGATATGATATTTGCCGTACTGACTTTTCCGTTAAGTGCGTTCGTATAAGTCGCACTTGATGTCACGGTAGATACAATCGCGTCGGCCGTTATTTTCTGCTCTGCAGTATTAACCCGCGTTGCTAAACTCCCCAGGTCTCCGATGGTTGCTTTATTACTCAGGTCTGCAATATACTCAGTGCTACTTCTAACGGCCGCGGTAATCGCCGTTGGCGTGATTTTTAACTCCGCTTCGTTTAGCTGCGTTTGTGTCGCGTTCGCCTTTTCGTCCGTCACTTTTACTAAAAACATCAATTCATTTGTAATAAACTCGATGTTTTTAACACTAGTCGCCGCCGTATTGCCAAAATACATATTCGTTGCCGTGCCTGAGACATAATCGGTCACTCCCGGCATAACACCGCCAAGGGTGATTGTTCCCTCGTTTGCTTCCTGCAGTGATCGGTCAATTTTCGACACCGGCAAAAACATATCAACACCGTGCGGTTTTGATATGATCCGTACCGAATCCCCGATGTTGATTTTCTGAATGTCAGTGTTGATCTGATTGAGATCAAGCGCGCTCACCTCGACCGATACGCCAACACTGTTGACGATTGTGTGCAATGCGTCGCATCCCTTTTGCATCAACACAGTTGGATCGGTAATACCGTCAAACTCCATCGTGCCGAAAATCCAGCCGTATAGATTGACTGCCGATTCGTCATAAATAAAATCGCAATTATTATTAACAGTTGAAATTGTCAGTTTTTGCTTGTTCGCATCATCGCCGACCTCTGCGCCCAATGGGATTAATGCCGTTATGATTCCGTCGGAGTATTCGGTTTTTTTCAAATCGAGTAAATTTTTTCCGAACTCGATCGGTTGCGAATTAACCACCCGAAAATCAGCCAGATAATCGAGAAACCGCAATCCGCCGATGTGACGAATGACCAAATAGCCGCCAAGGCTATCGACCATGCCTTTGATGATCTCAAATGTGTTTTTATAATCTTTATACTCTCTTAGCGCATCGTCTGCGGTACTTACAACAGTACAGATGCCCATATAAATACGTTTATCCGCCGTTACGCTCATGTTGTGGTTGTCCAGTACCGTCGTCATAAATTCATCAACTGCAAGATTTTCATACTTAGTCGGGCGTTGCGTCGTATCAAGCATGTAGGATAATTCACCCTCGCATGTTACGGTTTTGACGTTGTTAAATTCAAGCTCGTTGTTTAAAACTCTGCCCTCAAAAATCTGCGTCTTTTTGGCGTTTGAGTTTATTTCATAGACCTGTATGTTCGTCCTGAGATTATGCAGATCGTTATAATGCTCGTGCGTCGGGTCGATGTCAAAGGTCAGACTCTGCACACTATTCGCGCCATCGACTGTTTTAGGACTGCTTGCAAACCGATAATCCGTTCGGATATCGTGCAATAAAAATGCCGGGTACGGATATTCTTGCCCCCACACCTGAATATATGGCGCTTTATTTTTGATCTCATTCGTGATGTTCGCGTTTAGATCAGCTTTTTTGATAATGACGATTGACACTGCTTCAGCTCGTAGTGCTTGCCCCGTTGTACCGGCGGTTTCTCCATCGGAAAACCATCCCGTCCATCCGGTGTCTTGAATATGCACTCGATACTGTATTGCGTAGTTACTCGCGTCTGTTCCGGTCAGACTAATTTCTAACGCTTCGAGTCGCAAACTTTGCCCTTCGGTTCCCGAAATTGCTCCATCGGAAACCCAAGCTTGCCAGCCGGTGTTTTCGACGTAGCTCCGATATTTTACCCCGATATTGATATTTTCAAACGTTGTTAATTTTAGCTTAAAAGCTTCCATTCGTAATGCTCGCCCGGTTGTCCCTGATTTTTGTCCATTTTTAACCCATCCGGTCCATGCCAGATTTTCGATGTGCGTACAATATTCTGTCGATACACCGCCTGTTTGACCGGGTTCGCGAATCAAGCTGATTCCTGCCGGCGTAATAACAATCTCGATGGCTTCGGCTCGTAATGATAACCCTACTGTCCCGGCAATATCAAAGTCCTTTTTATATTCTTGCCAACCTTCATTTTGCACGTGAACGCGGTATTGGATGGAGTATTTCGACGCGTCAGCGCCTGTTAATCTCAACCGGACCGCTTCTAATTGTATGTGCTGGTCGGTTGTTCCTGCAGTCGCTCCGTTCGCAACGGCTCCCAACCATCCGACATTTGCAACGTGTGCTTCATATTCCACGCCTAAATCCAGCGCGCCCTTATTTATAATCTGTACCCGGATAGCTTCCATTTCCAAAGATTTTCCAACTGTTCCAGACATAATTCCGCCGTATACATAATTGCTCCATCCGATGTTTTCCACATGTGTTGAGTAGCTGGCTGCCAGACTGTTTTCGGTTGGGATTGATTGGATGATCGGCGATGCCGGAATAATTTTATCGATCTGCTCATGTATCGGTACAATTCTGATCTCAATTGCTTCTGCTCGTAATGCACACCCTTCTGTCCCTGCCGTCTGTCCGTTTTTGTACCACACCTGCCACCCGAAATCCTGTACATGGACTCGGTATAATATGTCATATTTCGTGGCATCCGCGCCGATCAGGTTAATCCGGATTGCTTCTAGCCGTAAGGATTGCGCAACCGTTCCGGCAATTTCCCCATCGTGTACGAGTGCTTGCCAACCGACATTTTCTACGTGCGTCTGATACTCCAGTCCCAAATCAAGCGTTCCTTTGTCGAGAATGCTGATTTTAATCGCTTCGAGCCGTAAAGAGTGCCCAGTTATTCCGCTTGTGGCCCCGTCCGTTACCGGAGTGGTCCACCCTGCATTTTCAACGTGCGATTGATAACTTAAAATCATAGGCTTGCCCCCCGGTAATCAACCGACACAGTTCCTGAACCTGAAAACGTTAGGACGTGTTCGCCCTCGCCCAAATAAATGTCTGGGATAATGTTATCGCCCAGTGATAAATTATAAGTATTTCCTAGGTAAGTAACCGTCATAACATTTGTTGTAATGATTTTCGGGCAAACGCGTTTCCGTCGTCCGATAATAGTGATTGATCCAGGGACTGTTATGTCAAAATAATCCCTGATGATTCCATCCTCGAACGAGAACGAATCCCACAACCATGGTTCGAGACTCGATTGGGTTTCATATTTATAGGGGTCAACGGTGGCGGACAGCGTCAGCGTTCCACCATATATCTCCCATTTGTAGCTGTCAACTGAAAGTCTTCCAAGATAGTAAAAGCCCGAATCCTGTGAAAATACAATCTGCATCTTTCGGCCATGCAAAAAGTTTGATATTTTTGAATGCATCGAGTAAAAACTTTCTTTCGCTCCAACATATTCAAAAACAACTGTTATTTCTCTCTGATCATACTCGATATCGCCACTGATCGCTTCAGACAGATCGATGACATCGCTTGTCCCGGGAATCTGTATTTGAGTTAATATTGGCTTGGGAGGTGAAATATTCACTGATAGTATACGTATTTTAAACAGTTCCATCAAAGACGTTGTGTTAACCAGTACATCAGCTCGACTCATATGACTCCACCCCTTCCTTTAATTCCTGCTATTGCGCCGAATTTTTTATCAATTATGCCCACAAGTTTGTCTCCATCAATCAATACATTTCCGCCAGTACCAGCAACAGCAATCAAGCGGTTAAGGGCATCTAATATCTCTGACGAGTTATTATCGCCACCGTTACCGTCGATAACTGAAGCGGTCTCAACCGCTGCCTTTAGATTCGCTTTTGCAGTATTGTTGGTTGTCCATTTATAAGATTCTTCAGCAACAGCGGCCTGCATCTTCCCCGCGATACCAGCGAAGAAAGCGGAATCTCCATTTAAATACGGATTGTACTTTTTAGGTATAACCGCCTCATCTTTATGAAGTAAGTATGGTGCCGTTCGCGGGACCCGGTTAGTTCCAGTCGCTAAGCCGAACAGTGATGACGGGTCTACCATCTCGCCGTTTTGAATGACAGAAAAATGCAAATGCGGCCCGGTGGAATTTCCGGTTGAACCAACAAGCCCGATGGTTTGCAGCTGGCTGACTAAATCGCCAACACTCACCAATATTTCGGACAAGTGGCCGTATAGCGTTTCTAATCCGTTTCCATGGTCGATGGTGATAGAATTACCATATCCACCATTCCACCCAGCCTGGGTGACTGTTCCTGCGCCTGCTGC